CGGATGATGACTGATTTTTTTATTTGTATTATATTGTGTAATATAATTATTAAATTTTTTAACAGTAATATTATTTTCTTTAATAAGTTTTGTTAATGTATTAATCATTTTTTGTGTTGGTAAATCCTCAACAAAATAATTATTTGTTAGTTGTTTATAAATATAATTAAAAAAATTTATATTATTTATTCGTTTTAAAAAATAATTAAGACTATATACAAATTCTGTTTGTTTAATATCCCCTAATTCTTTTATATCTGGTTCTTCTTCTTTTTCTTCTTCTTTTAACTCTTTTATTATTTCATCAATATCAATTTGTTTTGCTTCTTCTGGTAATAATTCTTCTTCCACCTTTTCTCTGTTATCTCCTTTTTTTGCTCTTGGTTTTCTTGTTTTTGGTTGTGGATATGTTATTTGACTACCTGTATTAATAACTTCCGGATGTATAATAAAATCATCTGGTTGGAAAATTATACTTGGTTCTTTTTCTCGTTTTGTTAAATTGCCCGTTTTTGTTAATGTTGGAACTAACTTTAATAATCCTGTTTTAGTTTTATATACCATATTTGTTGGGATTTTAATAGTAATAGTATGAAATAGATTTTTATCAGTCATCTAATTATAAATATTAATATAATTAGATAATTTTTTTTTAATTTGTTTTTATATAATTTGTCTGAGCTGTGTTCATTGACGTACCCATTGCGGTTGTATCATCATTTAACTGATCCATTTTATCACTATATTTATTTGTTAAATATATATTACGCAACAAACTGCTGCCAATCTTTTTATTAAATATTTTGTTCAATATACGAGTAATCTCGTTACTATTTTTAAGTGGTTCGTTTGAACTGTCAACTAGCAAAGGAATATTAAATTTGCCTTTGGTTAGTGATTTCAAAGGGTGGTGCTTCAAATATATCTTAATAATTTCAAATAGTTCATCAGAAATTGGAACTACTTGATCTGTATACGTTTTTTTAGTCTTATAATTCCTAAAAATAAACTGCTTATTCTTTAAATCCAAATAGTTATTATCAGTGGATAATTCAGGACTATATTTGTTGACAACATTCATTTTAAGATAATCTAAGTTACGCCGGGGGGCCTGTAATGTATACAAACTTAAAGTAAGTAAGTCAACGAGCTTGTAATATTGTTCTGTTGTTATTTTGGATTTTAGAGTTGGCAAAATTTCCATCATTGCTTTTTGCTTATTTAAGACATCATCTTGTGATATCCAATTCTCAATTTGTTTTTCTGATTTGCCCGTGTTATCCTTTAACTTAGTATTGAAATCTAATAATATCTTGTAATATTGATCATATAACTTCTTTTGCTTTTGGTCTTGTTTAAGTAACGAAACAATTGATATTATATAAGTGCGCTGAGTATTCTGAGAGTATTTACTAATCTTTTCTAAAATTGCCACTGGGTCCTTCAAAAACTTTAAATTTTTAATGGGCTGTCCATCATTTAATCTTAATAAATTTTTTGTATATAAATTTAAACTGGAAGGGGTAATATCTTTCGTTTGTAGAGATTCTAGAGATTGCATTTATATATATATATATATAATTTAGATTATTATTATTTATATTAATCTAAATTATTTAAATTACATTTTCTGATTTCTTTTTTAATCTATATTGTTTTTGTTGTAATGCTATAGCCTCTTTCTTTTTTATATATTTTTGTTTTTGTTTTAACGAGATGGCATCCTTGTTTAGTTCTCTATATTGCTCGTGATATTGTTTTTGATATAATAATATATTGTCCCTATTTTGCTCGTGATATTGCTTATTTTTTAATAATATATCGTCCTTATTTTGCTCATACCATTCTTTTTGAGATCTACCTGGGACGCTACTGTTTAACTGTGCTTTCAATAGCTCCAAATAATACCGTTCTCTAGCTTTAGCTTCATTACTATCATTACATTCATATTTTTCTATTTCAATCATCGTCCAGTTAGTCCATCCGCCGTTATCTCTAATCATTTTATAGACTTTAAGATTATAATGTTTACCATTTACATTATTACAATCTGTCTTGTGTGCGTTCTTTCTTTTCGTAAAATCAGTTGTATGTCCAACATATAAATCTGTAACAGTCAAATCATTACAAACAATTTTATATATTACAGTGTTAGTATAATTAATTTCTTTTCTTGGCATATTATTATTATCTTATAAACTCTTATTCTTTAAGTTAATTAATTTAAATATTTTTTTATTAGTATAATATATAATGGTTGAACTATCTGAAACATTTTGGGCCCTACTTTTGACTACCTTATCCGGTTTTGTATTAGTAGCTTTAAAATATTGTTATAAATCAAAATGTAGTACAATTGATTTGTGCTGTGTTAAGATTGTAAGAAATATTGAAGCGGAAGTGAAGGAAGATTTAGAATTAAATAATGAGTCAAAAAAAGAAACTAATTAATTTTTTTAAAATATAATATTATATTATATATATAATGAGCGTCTCAAATTACATACTCAATCAACGCATATCTAGTTTGCAATATCAAATAAATAATCTTGGTCCTGATGTTGAGCAAAATCTATCTAATGTGCTGCTTAAGGGCAATCAAACCGGCTATACTTCAATTGTGAATAATGACAGTACAATGGTGTTAAATACAAGTTCAAATAACTCTAGCCTTACCCTGACTAGTGGAGCAAATACATCTGTTTTAAGTGCTACTGATCTTACCTTTAATGGAGCAAGTATACTTCCTGTACCGGTTGCGAAAACATTAATTAATATTGTATCAACTACCAACTTTACTGTTAATACTCCGGCTTATTATACTAGTAGTTTAAAAAATGGAGTTGTTTACTTAACTCCTAACCTATCATCAATTAGTATAACTATTATTAATGCCCTAAGTAGTTATAATATATTAGTATTATCATCAATCCCGGATGACGGTCTGTTTGTTTGGACTAACCTCAATGACTTGTTTATATCGAGACAGGTGTGTTTCAGTGTTGATAGTGGATTTTTAGTTCTAAATAGTAGCGATGTTGTGACGGCCGGAACATATACACTTAACTTGCCATCATTTAGTTATTTAGTTGATTAGATGTAAAGTGTAAAATTGGATGAGGTAAATTACGAGTAAATAATTGTATAATGTACAAAAAATATTAAGTAGAATTGAAGAAGGTAAAATGACGAAATTCGGACGTAAGTAAAATTGGATGAGGTAAAATTACGAGTAAATAATTGTATAATGTACAAAAAATATTAAGTAAAATATACGTCAAAAAATTAGTAAAAAATTGTCTGCAAAATACAGTACTTTTTAGTATAATACCCTTATTATTTCCGTCATATTATCATTTTGTATACTATCCTATACAAAATGATAATAAATATAAAATTGGATTAGGTAAAGTGTGTATATATTTTTTTTAATATTTTTTGTATCATTTTATATTTTTAAATACAGTAACCCTTTATTATTTTTATTATTAGCCTTGTTAGTTTATTATTTTTTTTTAGAAAGATGAAATAAAAATAAAATGAATATAGTAACCAATTAAAAAATAAATCATTAGGCAAATTAGGCAAATTAGGGTAAAATATAATATATATGAAAAAAAATAAAAAAAAAATAAAAAAAAATTTCAGAATTTATATACGAAAGGCCGGAATATGGCTATTTCCCTAATTTGCCTAATGATTTATTTTTTAATTGGTTACTATATTCATTTTTAATTTACGAGAAAAAATGAATAGATTTATTAACAATATACTTTACTATCTTCAATTTATATAATATTTTACCTCCTCCAATTTACCTCCCCCAATTTACTATTAATTAATTTAATTTAATTAAAAAAATAAATTTAATTTAAAAATAATATAACTTATATATATATATATATAACAAAAAATGATGGAAAAAGTTTTAAATATTAAAGTTAAAAGTTCACCCTTTAACAAATTAGAAACATTAGAAGTAGTAGATTTGCAACTACTAAACAAAGTAATTAACTCCTCCAATTTACAAACGGATAAGTATGTATTTTTAGACAGTTGTTTTGAATATGAAAACGAAAAGGCATTTCTTTTAAAAATTAAACAGAAAATACACAATAATAATTTAAAAGTGACATATAAGATGTCAACATCGGGAATAGGTCGTGTGTTCGCTTTCAAAGGTCTATCTTTAGGATGTATGAGAAGAGCAGTAAGACATACATTATCAGAAGGACATTATACTGATATTGATATGGAAAACTGTCATCCAATAATCCTAAAACATCTTTGTGACGTAAATGGTATAAACTGTGAATCTCTCACATTTTACTGTTCTAATCGTGATTTTTGTTTAAGAAGTGTCCAAGAGACATATAATGTAAGTCGTGATAATGCTAAAAAATTATTTTTAATATTACAATATAACGGTCAATTCGAGACGTGGTCTAATACTAACAATTTGATTAATATCCAGCCTACCGAATTTATTATAAAATATACACAAGAACTTAAAACAATTTGTTTAAACTTATATAACCAAAATAAAGATATTGAAAAAATAATTATAAAGTCAAAAAAAGTTAAGACACTTGACAATGCGATTGGAACAGTAGCAAGTTATATATTACAAGATTACGAAAGACGGTTATTAGAAGTAGTATACGAATATATTAAAGGCAAAAACATACCAATTACAGATATTGTGTTGTGTGCAGATGGTTTAATGATTAGAAAAGAATGTTATTATCCAGAACTATTAAACGAACTATCAAATTATTTAGAAGATACAACAGATTTTAAAATTAAATTTACTGAAAAAATAATGAATGAAGGTTTTTTAGGTGATTTAGAAAGTGAATTTATTATAGATGAAACAAAAAAAGATAAACTTGATATTGAATATTTTAAGACAATTAAAGATTACGAAAATAAAAAGACATATTTTGAATTATTCGTATGCAAAATTCAACAACCGGAAACACTATACTTATATGACTCTTTATCTAAATCATTTCAATCTGATGTATGTTTATATAAAGAAAAAGGAATACGAGAATGTTTTAGACAACTTAATAGTGGTAAGTATGATGACAGAAATAAAGAAACAAAATTTATAGATGAATGGTTAGATGATGAAAATATAAAATTGAAAGAACATATTGATTTCATTCCTTTCAATTCTCAAACATATACTAATGATAATATTTACAATACTTTTAAAGGGTTTAACCCATTCATTAATTACGAGTTTAATAAAGAATTGAGAAGAGATATATTAAAACCATTTAATGACTTAGGTATACAAATATGCGAAGGGAATATAGATTATTGGAACTATTTTAAACTAACTTTATCACATCTTATTCAAAAACCACATGAACGATTGCCAATAGCATTTATTATTAAAGGTAAACAAGGAACTGGAAAGTCTTTATTATTGAATGTAATAGGCGATTTAATAGGAGATAAATATTATACATCTAGTAGTAATGTAAATGATTTTTTTGGAACTTTCGCGGAGGGATTTGTAAATAAATTATTAGTTAATATGAACGAAGTTGAGGGCAAAGACACTGTTGATTTTGAAGGTAAAATGAAATCATTTATTACAGAATCTAAAATTACAATTAATCAGAAAGGCATACGACCATATCAAATAAATAATTTTGCTAGATTAATTATTACAACTAATAAAAATAATCCGATTAAAATAGATGTAACTAGTAAAGACAGAAGATATGTAGTATTTGAAACAACAGATTATTTTTTACAACCAAAATTTACATCTAGTTTTTGGACTAAATTAATTGATTATTTTAAAAAACCTAGCTTTATTGCAGCATTATATGATGATTTAAACAGTGCTAATATTGATAATTATAATTTTTCATATCACAGGCCAATTACTAAGTCATATAAAAATATGAGAAAATTGTATGTTCCCAATGAGTCATTATTTTTTGAGTATTGGATTGAAAATTATATGTCAACGCATACAAATTCAAATTTAATAATTGATTATAATGGTTTAGAATTTTACGATAAATTTACATCGTTTTTATCTCAGTATGCTCCAGAAAATAATATAAAATCATTAAAAAAATTTTATATTGAATTAGAGGCATTGGGGTTTCCATTATCAATAATAAAACCAAATAACAAAACAACTATTAGATTTAATCCAGTTATAATTTATAAATATTTATTAGATAGAGGATGGAGAGATATTAATGAAAATGAAATATGGGATGATAATGAAAAAGAAGAAGCAACAGAATGTGATGATTATAATTTTTCTTTAATTTAATTTATTTAATTTATTTAATTTAATTTAATTTAATTTAATTTAAATATATTAACTTATATATATATATATATATATAAAATGAGTAATTTTGAACCAGCACCAAATATCCCAGCCCTATTAGAATTTAAAACTATTGAAACACAACCTTTTACACCAATTACAATACCAAATTCAAATATTCCGGGCCTTTTAAATGTAAATGCAGCCGTAAATATGTACCAAAAGCACCTAAAAAATGTAAGCGATTATCAAAAAAGAAATCGTAGTAAAATGAATGTCAAACAAAAGAATTTTTTAAAAAAATTGAAAGAGGAAAAACCAGAGCAATTTGCAGTACTTTTGGAAAAGAAAAAGCTATATTATCAACAAGTAATTAAGCCTAAAAAAGAACAAGAGAAGGCATTAAGAAATCAAGAAAGTTAATTTAATTGTTTTATATTAAACTATTAAATTAGTACATCCATTTTTACTTACATCCGAAAATCGGCACTATTTTTTACGCTTAATTACTTGTTGATAATATAGCTTTTTTTGTAAAGCTATCTTCTCTTTATTAGCTTCTTTCCAAGCTTTATTTTGTAATGCTCTCTTTTCTCTATTATCTTCATTCCACGCCTTTTTTTGTAAAGCTATCTTCTCTTTATTAGCTTCCCTCCACGCCTTAATTTGTAAAGTTCTTTTTTCTCTATTTGCTTCATACCACGCCTTATTTTGTAGTGCTATCTTCTCTTTATTTGCTTCCTTCAACGCCTTATTTTGTAGTGCTATTTTATCTTTATTCGCTTCCTTATATTGTTTTCTTTTATCTTTATTATCTTCTATATATTCATTACTTGTTCTTAAAGGAATTACTTTATTAACACATTTTAAAGTTCTGATATAATGCGCTTCTCTTTGATGTAGTTCTTCTTTTGAATTAACATTAACTAGTTCCAATAATACAATCTGACAATTTTCTATACCATATTTATCAAACAAATCAAATGATGTCGTTTGTTTAATACCTCCATTTTTATATTGATGATAAGCAGTTCGATGGGCCGTCATTCTCTGACTTAAATATTGTTTTGTAGTTGACCCAATATATATATCCCCTTCCTCATATTCACATATAGGCTCGATTTTGTATACCTTTCCATTATTATAATTTGTAGTTGTCATTTCTTGTTTATTATTAACTATTATCTTTTTAAATAGATTATTACCAATTTATTTAAAAATATTTAATTTACATTAAGTGTTTGCTTAATCTGTGATGATGACGTCTTCCGCCCGAACTTGCGCCTCCACTAGCCCCGCCACTTTCCGCTCCGCCGGCCATATGACTCATTTGTTTTTGGGCGTGGTAGCGCAACATCTTCTTAATTGCTCCAAGACCCGAAGAACTCAATCGTCCGCCGACTAGTCTTTGATGAGTATTATAATCTAGACTGGCCTCTTGATCTTTAGTTCTTAATACAGTTGTTTTATCAAGAATACCAGTATAAATAACTGAGGTACCTTGTTGAGTTACAAATAAACCATCATTTTTAGTAATAATACAAATTTCTGGGGTAACATTAAATTGGTAGTTATTTTCAACTGTAATATTAAATTGAAAGGAAAACTGACCAAGACTACCACAACTCAAAAATTCAGGTAATGAAAAATCAAGTGCGGGATTCAATACAAGTAAAGAACCCGTTTGAACTGCACTAGTGTTTGGAGGACCATTAACAAAGTTGTTATTATAACCGGCCCATTCGTAATAAGACTGTGCACATCCATTTCTATAACTGATATTATACAAATCTTGAGAAGTAGCGGACGCTAATAGACCAGATTGAGAGTTAAAATTAATTGAAATGTTTTTAATAGTCAAAAACGAGCTTGTATTGTTCCAATTTTGCTGTGACATTGGAACTCTTACACTAATCATTATAAGACCAGGAACTTGATTTAGTTGTAAATTCTGACTGGTTAGAGTTTTAAGAGAAGAGGCGGCCGGTTTTGGGGCCATTACTTCATTATTTGTAAATGTAGTTAGGTAACGTGGATAATCAGTGTAAGGAACAATACATTTGCTACTAATTTTACTATATTGCATACTTGTTAAGGTTTGAAAGTTGAAAAGCAAACGTGAATTTTGAAATGCTGGAACTGAATTTCCACCAACATTATAACCCAAACTAATATTGGAAATATAACCGCTAATATTCCCGCCAGCAATTCCAGTATTAGCAGTTCCAAGAAGTCTACGACATGTATTATCAACATTACAAACAATAGACATGTTATTAATTCCAATCAATCCGGACCCTGATTGATTACTCTGAGGCATGCAATTAGTGAAAGGGCTAAGAGCTAGAAAAGGTTCAGTTACATTAACACTTAAACCAATCACCCAGGTATCTAATACATTTGTAGATATTAATGAATTATCAACACCTCCACCAGTTATATCGTGTGTAATACCTAGTAAAGTGACAGGATAGCTACCCCTTGGTTGGAAATCATTATCATATCCGTTATTATTTAAACTAGATAGAACATTATTATTAGAGTTAGCAATAGGACCCACAACATTAACGGCCTGATTAAACGCCCCCCATTGACAATCCGGCAATGAAGGAGTCATACTGTTATATCTTGCTAGTTTTCTATTATCATTCATTCTCAAAATCATTGGTAGGATATCTTGTAAATTTACAGATGTAGAACTGTTATTAATAGTAGCTTGAACGGTTGTAAATAATGATTGGAGGGGGAATGCACTAAGGGCCTCCGTTAAACCCCAATTAATGCAATTCTCACCAACTGGTACTTGATTAGCGGCTCCGCCCAAATTAATAGTAAAATTAATAGTAGAAGACATTAGAAGATGTCTATCAATTAATATACTCTCTGATGGAATTTGCACATTCCACACAATTTGTGAGGCTGAGGCTGAAATAGCCTGAAATTGCGTGTAAGTACTAAGAGCTGGACCGCTCAAGACGCCAAATATTTCTTCATTTGTAAGATCATTAATAGTAGTAGATTCTACAAGAGCTGTTTTAAAATCTGGATTTTGACTCATTTTATATATATATTATATACATATAAAATTTTTTTAAAAGAAATTAAATTAAATTATATCTAAAGAATTATTATTAATTTCTAAAGTTTTTTTAACTCGTCTTAACTCTTTTCTACGAGCATTAATAGCATCTTTATTGGTATTATAATATTCTTTAGCACGATTAATATTGTATTCTCTATTAGCATCCCTATATTCTTTTTCTTTAATTTTATACTTTTCTTTATTATCCTTTTTATACTGTTTTATTTTTTCTTTGTTATCTTCTCTATACTGTTTTATTTTTTCTTTATTAGCATCTTTATATGCTTTAACAGAGTCTTTATTAGATCGGCCCGGAACACAACTATTCATATTAGCATTAAGTATTTCATACCAATGTCTTTCTCTCGCCCTTGCTTCATTACTATCATTACAAGGATACTTTTCAACTTCAACCATCGTCCAATTCTCCCATCCTCCATTATCTCTAATCATTTTATATACTTTAAGATTATATTTTGCATCAGTTTCATTATTACAATGTTTTTTGTGTTGATTCTTCCTTTTGGTAAAATGAGTTGTATGACCCACATATACATCTGTAATAGTTAGGTCATTACATACCAATTTATAGATTAAGGTATTATTATAATTTCTAAGCATACTTACATATATATATAAAATAAATCTTTAAATCAATTTATCTCAAATTATCCCCTTTTATTTACTAATGCCCGTTGTATTATCTTTCTTACTAAATAATATTTTAACTGTAGCAGTAGATCCCGTTGCCAAATAAAATGGATTTAACATTCCAAGCTTATCCTTCCAATATACTTGTAAGTCAAAAGTAGTTAACGGCCTTGACCCCATTAATTGTATCCATCTATACTGGGCGGTTGGTTCATATACGAGATTAGGTTTATAAACTCCATCATTACTAATAAAATCGGTGATTACTTGATTAACTAAACTATTATTACCATTACCACCAAACAAATTGCCATTATTAAATACAATTGGTGTTGATACTTGATTTGATACAATAGGCAATGTATTAGATGTAAATACAATTGCGGTAATAGGGGACCACAACGCAACTGTACTAAATTCTTGAAACACTTGAATTGCATCATATGTGGGATTAGATGGAGGATATTGTATAACATTTGAATCACTAAACGAATTTGTAATTAGTTGAGCATTTAACCCAGGAACTTCTGAGTTAATAATAACAGGAAATGAGCTAAATAGTTGAGCAAGTGGAGTGTTAAAAAATATTTTAATATAGTTAGCAGCATTAGTTGAATAACCAAGTATATCACAGTTCATTATAGCGGTATTATTATAAGTATCCCACGAAAGAACAGGATAATAATCGGAGGGTAATGCTAGTCCATCCGCTTCTACTTCCGCTTTTAATTGATTATAACATACAATAAAAGCTTCATTAATTAAATAAATAAAATATTGATAATTATAAATATTATAATAATTACCACCATTATATTGAATCCCCGTAACATTGGGGGCAGGGGGGATAGGGGCAATTTTAGACTGAGGAATAAATATTACAGGGGTTATAACTGTATAAACTTGTGTATCGTCCAAAGGATTAATCCATTGTAAACAAACAGTATATATAGTTAAATTAATATCCGGTTGATTTAATTGAATTGTTGGAACAAATACGGGTAGATTTGGAGTGTCTAAACTAAATCTAATAATAGACATATAATATTTTTCAGCATCATACAAAAAGGGCACATTTCTTGTCTCAATAAAATTTAAAACGGGGGGCAAAGTAGAACTAGACTCTAAATTAGTTAACTGTATATCGTAATATAACTTTTCGGGCGTATTTTGACTATTCATTATTAATATAATATAAGAAAAGAATATAATTATAAATTTTTTTTATATTATATATATATATATAAATAATAATGTCTTCAGCATCCACGAAAGGTTTACCATTTTTTAAAAGTGATTTTGTGTCTCCGGCGTTAGTATCTGATACTAATTTTAATTATTTATTAACAAATGATTTCAGCATCCCTGTAGGCAATTATTTAGCCTGGATATATTTATCAATTCAAGGAACAACAGACACAGAACTAGGGCCCGTTATAACTGCAATTAACAACACTGAAACATATCCATTTACAGTAAATCCAACATCACTAACACTTGATGATAGTACCGTAGTATTTCAAAATAGTCAACTTGTTGAAATAACAACTGCACAACCTAATTTAATTTTAGTAGGGAAGGTATTGTTTAATAATACAGCTCCCACAGTAGCCGGTACTATTTATTTTTACCCGCTATAATTTTATTTTTTTAATTAATTAATTAATTAATTAAATTAGATTATTACCAATTTTTTTTTATCTAGAACTAAATATATAGATATGGTACATTTTAAAGATTCTTATAAATATGGTATTAACCAGCAAAAAATAGTTCTACCTTTAATCAAAAATTTTTTTAACAGAAATATAATAGAATATAATGAACAGTACTCAAAATACGACTTTCGTGATGACCAGTATGATTACGAGCTTAAATCTAGAACAAACACATTAAACAAGTATCCTACTACGATGATTACATTAAACAAGCTACAAGACAGCAAGCCACTGATATTACTATTTAAATTTACAGATAAATTAGCGTATATAGAATACGATAAAGAACTGTTTAAAACATTTGAAGTAAAACAATTTAGTAGAGCACAACTCAAACATGACGAGAAATTACATATATATATACCAATAGAATATCTTAAAGTAATTGAATAGATTCTGATTTTTTTTTTTGATAATAATTTTTTTTATATTCTTTAATTTTTTCTTTATTCAATTTATTATATTCTTTTACTTGATCTTTTTTTGCTTGATAACGAATTTTAGCACATTCTTTTAAAAATTCTTTGTTTTGTTGATAACGAGCTTTACCATATTCTTTACCATATTCTTTACTATATTCTCTCATTTTATCTTTATTCAAATCTCTATATTCTTTACTATATTCTCTCATTTTATCTTTATTCAGATCTCTATATTCTTTACTATATTCTTTCATTTTTTCTTTATTATCATTATAATATTCTAATTTAGTTCTCTGTGGTAATCTAGTATTCATATTTGCATTTAATAATTCAAAATAATACCGTTCTCTTAATCTTGCCTCGTTTCCATCGTTACACTGATACTTCTCAACTTCAACCATTGTCCAATTATCCCACCCCCCATTAGCACGTATCATTTGATAGACTTTAAAATTATAACTTTTACTATTTACATTATTACATTTAGTTTTGTGACAATGTTTTCTAACTACAAAATCGGTAGTATGTCCTACGTATAAATCTGTAACTGTCAAATCATTACAGACCAATTTATATATTACGGTTTTAGAATAATCTATTTCTTTTCTAGGCATGTTATAATATGTTATTATATTATAATATATTTATTTGTTTAAATTAGATTATTACAGTCATTTTTAAAATAATAATCTAAATTTAATTAAATATATTAAGATAACTTATTACAACGCGACAATACAACTTAGAAGTTGAAATGGATAATTAATGTATGGGCGCGGATTATTACCGTAAGAATAATGAAATAATTTTAAAATTATTACTCGTAACAGTGATGAAATAATCCGGCCGCCCGCTCAAATTATCCATTTCAACTCCTATTTGTCGCGTTGTAATAAGTTATCTTAATATATTTAATTAAATTTAGATTATTTCAAGTAATCCATTATAACTTACAAAGTAAAAATCTAATTTATTAAATAATTAAAATATGAATTAATTATTTAAAAAATATTGTGTAATATAATATATATAATGAGTAATCAAGACAAATTAAATGAACTGAAAAAACAAAACGCATATGATAAAATGAAAACCAAATTAGCTCATATGGTATCTGACGAGGATTTTAATCAATTCTTTACTGATGCCCCTCAAAAGTTATTAAAGTATAGTGAATTAGCTGATATACAAGATATAGATCAACTATTACCTGAAGAACAAGATTATCGTATTATATTAACTGAGTCTCAAAAGAATAGTGGGCATTGGTGTTGTATTACAAGAAAAAATGGCGTGTATACCTGGTTTGATAGTTACGGTGAGAAGCCTGACTCTGAATTAAAATTTATTCCGGCTATAATGAATAAAATGTTAGGACAAGACAAAAAACATCTTGGTAGAATATTGAAGACTATAAGACAACCTAATCAAATATATTATAATGAAACTAAATATCAAAAGTTAAGAGACGGAATCAATACATGTGGTAGATGGTGTATTTGTTTTTTGCTATTACATCACATTGGGTATGATCTAAAAGAGTTTAAGGAATTTATCAAATTAAATTGCAAGAAGCACAATAATATGCCGCCTGATATTTTAATTTGCCATTTCTTCTAAAAAAAACTATTAAGGGTTTATTGC